CTGCGTGTCTTTTTCTCATCATCTTCTCTCCAGTTTCTTCGTACAGAAACTATCTTTGATGAATCATAGTCAATGGTTATAACGTAAGGCAACATGACAAGGTTTTCTGACTCTTCATCCTCAATCCCATCAACACCAGCAAATGCTTCGTAAACATGCATCTCTAAAAGAGTCATTGTTTCGTCTGAATTGTCTCCGTAAGAATCAACACCAGTTATTTCAGAATCATTATCACCAGATGGATCAATGCCATCACCAGAATACTCAACTGGTAAATACCAACCTGATTCAACATACCTATTATAATCATTCCTTGGTATTCTTATGACGTGAGTATATCTTGGAGAGGTGTGAAGATCCTTGGTCTCTGGAGCAACAACGAAATCTTCTGCTTTGATGAACTCTGCGCATTGCCTATCAAGATTAGCATCCCACCAAACTTTTTTGAAAGTTTGTCCGACCAATGGCAATTGAAATAACATCTGGTCAAGTTCTGGGAAATACTCAGGCATTTGTTCTGTGATTTGGTAATTCATAAATTCACGAACTCTGCGACCTTGCTCTTCAGTTTCTTCATCTGGGTCGCCAACTATCGTAGTTTTTACTGGGCCACCAGAGGGATACAGCTCTGCTATAGCTTTTGCATTAAATTGAGTTGCTGCTTCTGCAATCATTGGATGAACAACTGTGCTCAAACCTCTGCTTGCTCTTTCTTCTTCAGACTCTTCAAGACCACCTTCAGGATCAAGAGTCTCTAAACCTTTTTTGTATCGCTCTTGCCAATCGGATCTTGATTCTTTATCGCTTTCATAGTATTTGGTCAGAGAATCAGCTTTTTTGTCAAGCTCTCTTTGGTCGATTGTCTCTGCTAGATTTGAGTCAAATTCTGTATTTGGTTCGCTAAAATTATCTAAATTTGGATCACCTATTAAAACTTCGTTGCCGATTTGCTCAACTTGAAGGTCATCTGCTGGTTCTCCTTCAGAAAATAAAATTTTCTCTGGTTCTACTTTTATTGGGTTTCTAGCCATACATTGCTACCTTTTTCTTTGTTGGTTCATCATCCTCTTCATAGTCTGTGGAATGCGTAACAAACCAGCCTTTTCTTAATCGCAACCAAGCCTGAGTACAAGTGTCAACAATGTCGTCGTTATCGCCTGCAGGAAAAGCTGCACAAATATCTATTAAATTTTTAGCCCATTTTTTGTCAAAAGGAAAGTAAATTCTTCCATCTTCCAGCAATGCAGAACTTGCGTGAGCACGTGCTTCCTTGTCACGATCAGGAGAATAAGGGATTACAGGGATTCCAGCCATTCTTAAATCTTGTAATAAACTTTGCCCAGAAGCTTTCTTTTCTATCAAAACTGCATCAGGTTCATAATCTTCATAAGACTCTTGAGCAATAGCTCTCAGCTCTGGATATGTCACTCTGTCATACCACATGTCAAGAACTATAGCGTTTATTTGACCATTCATTCGGAACACACCCCATGTTGTCCGAGCTGAATATGATGATTTTTCTTTTGTTGAAAAAGCTGTGTCCCATGATTGAATGATATATTCAATGTCTGGCAAATCAGGTTTCTCCCATGGCACCCACCATTCTGCTTTTAATATACCACCACCTTTGGGCATTGGTCGTTGTTGTAGCTGACCAGCAGAGGCATAACTGCCAAGAGACTTCTCAAGATTGTTAAGAGTTTTTTCATCAATCCTTTCTGGCCAGAGGAGTTCTCCTTCTTTTGTTCTGGGGTCTGTGAAATTTAACGAGGATATTGTTGGGGAAGGATGGCCAATTTCATATCTCGCAGGCAAACACAAGTGATCCCAACTATCCATTTCATTGGCTAAGATGTGCCCAGTAAGATCATTCTCATGCACTCTTTGCATTATAATAATAAAAGCACCTGTCTTGGGATCATTCAAACGAGTCTGCATAGCTTGATCCCACCACTCAAGGACACCTTCACGAACTGTTGAGCTTTCTGCCTCACGAACGTTGTGTGGGTCATCAATAACAATTATGTCGCCACCTTCACCAGTCAAAGCACCATCAACAGAAGTTGCAATCCTATGGCCAGTCTTATCATTTTCAAATCTTTGCTTTTGATTTTGGTCGCCAGTCAGCTGAAAAGATTCCCCGAAATACTGTTTATACCATGGACTGTCGATTAATCTTCTGCATTTGACAGAATCTCTGACGGAAAGAGAGGCAGCATAAGATGCAAACAAAAATCGTTTCTGGGGAAATATAGTCCAAGTCCATGCAGGCAAAGCAACTGCAACTGAGATTGATTTCATATGACGAGGAGGGATATTTATTATTAATCTTTTTATATCACCTTCAACAACTGCCTGCAAATGCTCAGAGATTGCATCAATGTGCCAGTTGTCATAAAACTCTCGTCCTGGCTCAATCGTTTGCCAAGAGCTTTTCGTGAACTCCTTCAACGATCTCCGCATCTTCTCTGCTTTCACTTCCGTCAATGACAGAGTGTTCAAGAACTCGTTCAATTGTGTTGAGGTCATTATCTGTTAATTTGCTTATATCAAGCACCTTTCTCTCTTCAATTTGCGCTGTTACTTCTACAGCTTTTAAATCTGGGACACACTTCCCCAGTAAAGTTTTTGCAGCCATCACTCTTAATTCAGGGTCAGCTGATA